ACGCCCAGCGCCGCGCAAGCACTCGCACCGCGGCACCACGGCCGAGCGCGGCTACGGCGGCGCTTGGCAGCGCGCCCGCAAGGGCTACCTAGCGCATCACCCGCTCTGCGTGCATTGCCTCGCAGACGGCACGGTGACCGCCGCCAGCGTGGTCGACCATATCGTGCCGCACCGCGGCGACCAGACGCTGTTCTGGGACCACGACAACTGGCAGGCGCTGTGCAAAGCGTGCCACGACCGCAAGACCGCCACCGAAGACGGTGGCTTCGGCAACGACCGGATTGAGAGAGATGGCCAACCCACGTAAACCGCTCAATGTACTCGACCTGACGGGTCGCCTGGCGCACAACCCGAAACGCTACGAGGGCCGGGAGGAAGCGCCCGAGACGGACCAGCCGATCGGCGCGGTGCCGGAGATGCGGCTGCTCAGCTTTCACGAGGCGTGGGCGGCGATCGTCGGCATGTGCCCGGACGGCGTGCTGCGCCAGCGCGACCGCGGCATGGTGCAGGAAGCCGCGCGCTTGCACCGCGAGATCCACAACGCAATGGTGATCGCCGAGCTTGCCGGCGAGATGTATACGCCCGTCCCGGCCGCGGTGTCGAAGCTCTACCAGTCCTACCTGGCCAAGCTCGGCTGCTCGCCGACCGATGCCAACCACGTCACCACGGGCAAGAAAAAGCCGGAAGGCAACCCGTTCGATGACTGAGGTGCACCACCCGTTTCCGCTCACGCAGCGCGCGTTCGACTACGTCAACGACGTGCTCGACGGCACCGAGATCGCGTGCGAGTGGATCCGGCTGGCCTGCGAGCGGCATGTGCGCGACCTCGAGCGCAGCCAGGCCGACGACCCGGCTTTCCCGTACCGCTTCGACCCGGTGCTGGCCGAGAAAGTGTGCCGCTTCGTGACGCGCTTTCCGCACGTCAAGGGCCGCTGGGCGGCGAAGCGCGAGCTGTTCGACCCGCGCCCGTGGCAATGCTTCTGGTACGCCTCGCTGTTCGGCTGGGTGCACAAGGTCACCGGCAAGCGCCGCTTCCGCAAGGGCCGCTGCTACGTGCCGCGCAAGAATGGCAAGTCGCTGATGGTCGCGCCGCTCGGGCTCTACATGCTCGCGGCCGACGGCGAGCCCGGCGCCGAGGTCTTCAGCGGCGCGACGAACGAAAAGCAGGCGTGGGAAGTGTTCGGCCCGGCGAAGCAGATGGCCGTGCTGACGCCGATGTTCCTCGAGAAGTTCGGCATCCAGATCAATGCCAAGAGCCTCGTCATCCCCGGGTCGCTCAGCAAGTTCGAGCCGGTGATCGGCAAGCCTGGCGACGGCTCGAGCCCGCATTGCTCGATCACCGACGAGTACCACGAGCACAAGGATGACACCCAGCTGGCCACGATGGAGACCGGCATGGGCGCGCGCGAGCAGCCGCTGTCGCTCGTGGTCAGCACCGCCGGCGACAACCTGGCCGGCCCCTGCCGCGACGACTGGCTCGAGTGCCAGCGCATGCTGCAGGGCACGATCGCCGACGAGGCGATGTTCGCGCTGATCTTCACGGTGGACGCGCTCGACGACTGGACCGCCGAGTCGTCGCTGCGCAAGGCCAACCCGAACTACGGCGTCAGCGTGAGCAGCGAGTTCCTGCTGGCGCAGCTGCGCGAGGCGATCAACAACCCCCGCAAGCAGGGCCACTTCAAGATCAAGCACCTCAACGTCTGGGTACAGGCCCGGGACGCCTACGTCAACATGCAGCGCTGGGCCGAGAGCGCCGACACGACGCTGCGCCTCGAGCAGTTCAAGCGGCGCAGTTGCTTCCTCGGGATGGACCTGGCCAGCAAGATCGACTTGACCGCGCTCGAGCTGCTGTTCCCCGAGCCCGACGGCACCTTCGTCCGCTTCGGCAAGTATTACCTGCCGCGCGAGACGGTCGACGCGGCGGATAACGCCCACTACCGAGCCTGGGAGAAGGAAGGGCTGCTCACCGTCACCGACGGCAACCAGACCGACTACTTCCATGTCCTAGACGATATTCTGTCAATAGCGCGTGACTTCGACGTGACGGAAATTGCGTTTGACCCTCACAATGCTACGATGCTCGTGACGGCGCTGAGCGACAACGGGCTCCCGATGGTCGAGTTTGGGCCGACGGTGCTCAATTTCTCAGAGCCGATGAAACAGGTAGAGGCACTGATCCGTGACCGGAAGCTGAAGCACAACGGCGACAAGGTCATGGAGTGGGCGATGTCGAACGTGGTCTCCAAGACCGACCGCAAAGACAACGTGTTCCCGAACAAGGAACGGCCCGAGAACAAGATCGACCCGTTCGTGGCGCTGTGCATGGCGATGGGACGGTACATGGCGGTCGACGGCAACGACGACTTCTCTGGATTCCTGAGTAGCCCGGTGGTCGCATGAACCCAGCAGTGCTCAACGGCCTGACCCGACTGATCGGGTTCACCTGTCTCGTCACCGCCGCGGCGTTGCACTTCGGCGCGGCCGCCGCGCTGACCACCGCCGGCACGCTGCTGCTGGTGCAGGCCGCCCCGCTCCCCCGTCGCGCGCGAGGTGACCAGTGAAGCTCAAGTCGACAGTCTCATCGTTTTTCAACCGCATTCCGGGCGTCCTCGGCTGGGCCGGCGGCAACTCCTGGTACCCGAACGGCACGCTCGAGGGCGTCGCGCCGTTCCAGCGCGTCAGCTCCGACGCCGGCGTGCAGGTGGAGAGCGGCGTCGCGCTGCAGGTGGCGGCCGCCTGGGCCTGCGTCACGCTGCTGAGCGAGACGGTCGGCACGCTGCCGCTGCTGCTCAAGGTGCGCGACGCGAGCAACAAGTGGGCCCTGCAGACGAACAGCTCGACGTTCCGGATGCTCACGCTGAGCCCGAACCGCGATATGACCGCGATCGACTTCTGGCAGATGATGGTCGCGTCGCTGTGCCTGTGGGGCAATGCCTACGCGGTGAAGGGCACCGTCGCTGGCCGCGTGGTCAGCCTCACGCCGCTGCGCCCGGAAGGGATGACTGTCGCGCGCGGCAAGAATGGCGACATCTTCTACCGGTATCAGCACCTGTCGAACCAGATGGAATACACCGCCGACCAGATCCTGCACGTCAAGGGGTTCGGCGTCGACGGCCTGATGGGCCTCTCGCCGATCGCGATGGCGCGTCAGAGCATCGGCCGTTCCGTGGCCACCGACCAGGCCAGCGGCAAAATCTTCCAGGCCGGTCTATCGGCCAGCGGCTTCATCAAGTACCAAAACGCCTTCAAGACGCAGCAGCAGCGTGACGAGATCCGCAACCTCATCTCGGACTTCACCGGCAGCTCGAACTTCGGCAAGGTGATGGTGCTCGAGAACGGCATGGACTACCAGGGGATCACGATGAACCCCGACGACGCGCAGATGCTCGAGACGCGCATGTTCAACGTCGAGGAAGTCTGCCGCTGGTACCGCGTGCCGCCGCAGCTGATCGGCCACGTAATGAAATCCTCGTCGTGGGCGTCCTCGATCGAGAGCACCACGATCGGCTTCCGCACATACACGCTGCGCCCGTACCTGCGCCGGATCGAGCAGGCCGTCTCCAAGTCGCTCGCGCTGGGTGCGAACCAGTTGCTGCTGTTCGACGTGGACGATCTCGACTGCGCCGATGCCGTTGCGCGGGCGCAGCTCGACAGCTCGCGCGTGCAGAACGGCCTGCGCACGCGCAACGAGCTGCGTGAGCGAGACGGTCTGGACGCGCACGAGGGAGCGGACGAGCTCACCGTGCAGTCGAACCTCGTGCCGCTCGACAAGCTGGGCGAGACGCCGCCGGCGCCCACGCCACCGGTCGATCCGAACAACCCCGTCGATCCGAACAAGCCTGCAGACCCGAACAACCCGGAGCCGCCGAAGTGAAAAACCTCATCCTGCGAATCAAGAGCGCGCTCAAGACCAAGACGACCGAGCTGAGTCTGAAGGAAGCCACGCTCAACGACGACGGCAGCTTCAGCGGCTACGCCTCGATCTGGGGCGAGGTCGACAGTTATGACGAGGCGGTCTCCCGCGGCGCGTTCAAGGCATCGCTGGCCGCCTGGAAGGCCAAGGGCAAGCTCCCGAGCATGCTGTGGCAGCACGACCAGCGCAAGCCGATCGGCGTGTGGACCAGCATGGCCGAAGACGCCAAGGGTCTGCGCGTCGAGGGCCAGCTGGCGCTGGACACCGAACAGGGCAAAGAGGCCTACGCGCTGCTGAAGATGGGCGCGCTCGACGGGCTCTCGATCGGCTACGTGGCGACCGAGTGGCAAGTCGACAAAAAGACCGGCGTTACCACGCTCGACGTGATCGACCTGTGGGAGGTTTCCCTGGTGACTTTCCCGGCCGGCCCGAGCGCGCGTGTAGACGGCGTGAAATCTGCGTTGAAAGGTGGCAAACTACCTACGTTGAGCGAGTTCGAGGATCACCTGCGCGAGGTAGGGTTCTCGAACACGGAGGCCAAGGCTGTCGCGGGCAAGGGTCTCTCGCATCTGCTCCGTCAGCGTGAGGCTGAGAGCCAAGGCGGTCGCGAACTGAAGCTGGCCGACGTCTTGGCCATTGTTAAAAACGTCTAACGGAGACAACCGACATGAATATCCGCACTCTATTCAACCAAGCGTTCAGTCACGGCATCGTGAAGCACAAGGGCTTCCGTGTCGGCTACAAGGACGGCATCGACCCGGCGCAGTTCAAGGCCAGCCTCGCCGAGGCTCTGAAGGAACGCGACAACGCGTTGCAGCTCAAGCTCGACGCGGCCGACCTGCAGATCAAGGAAACCGGCAAGGTCAGCCAGCAGCTGAAGGACGAGATCGCCAACCACGTCAAGGCGAGCGCCGACCTGCAGACCCGCCTGGAAGGCATGGAACAGGAGCTGGTCGCGCTCAAGGCGGCTCGCGAGTCGGGCAACCAGGCGACCAAGTCGCACGGCGAGCTGTTCTGCGAGAGCGAAGATTTCAAGAACTTCGTGACCAAGGGCCGCGGTACCGCGGTGCTGCGCCTGAAGACGATCTCCGACGTGACCAGCGCCACCACGGCTGGCCCGGCGGTTTACTCCGATCGTCTGCCTGGCATCATCACCCCGGCGATCCGCACGTTCACCATCCGCCAGCTGCTGATGCCGGGCCGGACGTCCTCGAACTCGATCGAGTACATCAAGGAGACCGGCTTCCAGAACTCGGCCGCCGCGGTTGCCGAAGGTGCGCTCAAGCCGCAGTCGGACATCACCTTCAGCCGCGCCACCTCGAACGTGCGCACGCTGGCTCACTGGTTGCGCGCGTCGAACCAGATCCTCGCCGACGTGCCGCAGCTCGAGTCGTACATCAACACCCGTCTCACCTACGGGCTGAAGTACGTCGAGGAAACCCAGCTGCTCTCGGGCGATGGCACCGGCCAGAACCTGCTCGGCCTGATCCCGCAGGCCACGCCGTACAACGACGCCCTGCGCGTCAATGGCGACACCGACATCGACACGCTCCGTCGTGCGATTTTGCAGGTGCGCTTGGCGCTGTACCACGCCACCGGCATCGTGTTGAACCCGCAGGATTGGGCGAACATCGAGCTGACGAAAGACACGATGGGCCGTTACATCTGGGTCAACGTGGCAACCGGCGGCGCGCCGCAGCTGTGGCGTTTGCCGGTGGTGGAGTCCGACGCGATCCCGGCCGGTTACTTCATGGTCGGCGCGTTCAACATGGCCGCGCAGCTGTTCGACCGTGAAGACGCCAACGTCCAGGTTTCGACCGAAGACGGCAACAACTTCACCGAGAACATGGTGACGATCCGCGTCGAGGAACGGTTGGCCCTCGTGGTCTACCGCCCCGCCTCGTTCGTGTACGGCCCGTTCATCAAGGCTACCTGATCGGCTGAGTGAGTAGAGGGGAGGGTGTCGGCTTCGGCCGGCGCCCTCTCGCTATCCCCCGACCAGAGGTTCCCATGAGCCATATCGTCAGAAAACCGTTCCACGCGGCCGAGGTGAACCGGGTCGTGCAGCCAGGGGAGGCGTTCGTGCCGACAGACCCCAGCCGCGCCGGTGAGCTCGAGCGCGGGGGTCTCGTTGAAAAGATCAAGGTGCGGGTCAAGCCCGATACCAAAGACGCCGCGCCTCAGCGCAAGGTCAAATGAAAATCGGCCTCGGCATGGTGACGTGCGGCGTGCGGGAGATCCCGCCGCAGTTGTACGCCCATACCTCGCCCGACACGCTCATCCACATCCACGTCGACACCGACCGCCGCGGTCCCGCGCACGCGCGCAACGCTTGCCTGCGAGCGCTCTGCGACGCCCGGTGCGATCCTTTTC